CTTGCTATTGCCCAATTAAGTACTTGCCATCTATATTTATACAAACAATGTATTCTGTTCATTTTATCTTCTCCATTAAATCTTGTGCCAATTCTATTGCTTGATAAACTAAGTAAGTAACTACAACTATAAAGCCATATGTACCTACAATCCATAACGCAATAAAAAAGATAACTTCAGTAAAATCCATAGTATTTACTCCTTTTATTTTAAAGTGATATGTTGGTATACCTACATACAGATAACGCTGAAATAATGGCTATATTTAGCCTTGTAATGAACAATAACAAGAAGGTAAACACATTACCTGTATGTATGGTATAATTAAAAAGAAAGCACAGGACAACATATAGTCATCCTGTGCAATGTTACTAAGCTTGCTCTAAAGCTTTAAGAGCTCTATCAGCTACGCTCTCAACGGTAGGCTTAGGTGAGAAGGTTAATCTAGGGTCAAATTGCCTATCACCATCTCTAAAGTTAGCTTGCCAGTTAAGAGCATTAAGTGCATCTTGAATCTCTTCTCCTACTTGCGTAGTATCAGGGTTCCATAGCATTAGCATACCATTACTTGCAACGCTAGGTACTTTCCCAAATTGAGTATTAATAGCACTTATTAGGTTTAACAATTTCTCTTTCATATCTCTCTCCTTTAACGTTAGTTATTAAATTATTATTACACTCAGTATGAGAAGGGGAACGAAGGGGACCACGAGGAATTTCAACCAAGAGCGACCCCAATAGCCCGAAATTCATCGGGGTACCCATCTATATATATCTCACACACGCATTCTCATTATATTTTTCTAAAAATTTTTTTTATATTTTTTTCACTTGACTTAATGGGTAAATGTTGTTATTTTCTTACTTAAGTAAGTACTTAGAGTATACTCTAAGCTTTTTTAATTAGAGTAGCTCTCTTTATGGTTCTAATAGTAACTCTCTTTATGGATGTAAGTACCTACGTAAGTAGTGACTGTAAGTAGGAGCCCCCTATGTTAGATGAATTAATATTCTTTATGCTAATGGCTGTAGGAGTCACGTATTTGGACAATGGTGGTCCTTATGCTAGTAACTATGGTTGTCCTGCTTATTGTGCTGTACATCACAAACATGTTGCATTTAAGGATACATTGGTTGTAATTTCGGATATGGCTAAGAATAATAATAAAAGTATGCTAGGTGGGTTTCTGAACTATATGTCAGGTAGATTAGGCACTGAAATAGATTCACTTCCATCTGGTGAAAGAAGTTTAGATAATTTAAAAGAAATGAGCAGCTTTATGGATACCTACCAAGAAGCTAAACAAGCACAGGCTGTTGCAGTTGCTGATATGAGGAATGAAGGTATGGATGTAGATATACTCCCTAGGAGTGATTTGGCTTTTAAGCAGGCTGAAGCAGTTAGCACCAATGCTGACAGGCTTGTAGACGAAGTAAATTTAAATTTTAATCAAGATGAGTTTCATTTAACCAATGCTATTAACGAAGTAAATGCTCTTTTTGGGGGAAATGCTGGAGGAGCCAAGTTATCTGATGCCAGTGAGTTTATGAAAAGAGTAGCAGCCACCGAAAGTAAGTACGGCAAAATGAAGTTAGGAGATTATTCTTTTGGTGCATTTCAAGTAGACCCTATGAGGTATATTGATATTGTAGATAGGTCTAAAACAGGAGCTGCAAAAGAAAGAATGGACTTGGCTAATCAATTTTTACAGGACAAATTAGGCGATGACAGCTTTGACCTTAGAACAGCATTAGATGTTTCTTCTACTAGGGATGATAAAGGTTACGTTACATCAGCAAAATACAACCCTAATGAAACTTTGCGTACACATAATCCTTATATAGCAGCAACTTTAGCTAGATTAGGCCTTGCTAGTGTCCCAGAGGCAATACCTTCTGATTTAGGAAAGCAGGCTGATTACTGGAAAAAGTATTGGAATACAGCTGCAGGCGCAGGCACTCAAGACCACTTCTTAAGAATGGTAAAAGCTCATACTCGTTAATGTACACCATCAATATTAATCATAAAGACATCGGTCTGACTACTTATACTATCTATAATAAGCAGGAAGCTGATGAAAAAGGCATTACTTATAAAAAATGGCAGGATGCCGATAAAGGGGAGTATGGAATATCAGACGATGAGTACGTTGCAAAGGTTATATCTAGACGAATTTATAAAGCAAATGACGGTAGAAAGAATATTTATATAAGATTTCCTTGGGGATATACGTTCTATAACCCCAAAAACAAAGTAAGACCACTTAAGGTACAGGGAAGAAAGGCTAATAACACCATGTCTGGGAAGAAATATATAGAAGTTCAGTCTAAACAAGACAAAATGAAGAATTTAGCAACTATGTTTGCTATTAATCCTGATTATGAGATAGCAATTGAGTGGGCTTTAGGTGAAGTTAGCGATTCACAAAAGAGAAAGTGGAAAAGAACCATGAAAACGGAGGTATTTAGAGGAATGGTTAGAGAAGAACTGGTTAAATTGCTTGCTGAACATGGTATGACAGAGGATTATACGCTTAATCTACTAGAAGAAACCATACAATTAGCAAAATCAAAAAAAGATGTCACGAATCTTATGAGAGGTATAGAGAATTTGCAGGATATGCATGGCATGAAAGAGAAACACCTCGTTAAGACTACTGATAAACTAGAAGCACATAGTGCTACTGAGCTTATTGATGACATAGTAAAAGAAGAAAAGTCTTTATTAGCACAACGTACAACTGAATCTACTGAAGATTAATGGACTACGAAGAGCTTTACGCTAAGAAACAATCCTTAAAGAAGTTAAAGGATAACATGGCACTGTTTGGAAGAATCTGCTTCCCTACCGCCCTCCGTAAAGCAACCCCTCCGTTCCATATAAATATATATGGGGCCCTTCGAAACGATGACGACAAGAGAGTATTAATAGCTGCCCCTAGAGGAACGGCTAAGAGTACTGTTACTACTCTCATTTACCCTTTATACAGGACTGCTTTTAAAGCATCTGACGAAGGGTTGTTTATTGTCATTATCTCTGAGTCACAGGCTCAGTCTATTAACTTCTTATCTAGAATAAAGTATCACTTGATAAATAGCGATAAGTTCAAGGCTTTATTTGGAGATATGGGACCAGCAACAGCATCTAGATGGACTAATACTGATATAGTCCTTGCTAATGGTACTCGTATGGTAGCAGTTGGTACTGGTCAAAGAGTTAGGGGGTTCTTAGAAGGAGATACCCGTCCTAATTTAATTATAGTAGATGACTTTGAATCTGAGCTAAATGCTTATACACCAGAAGCTAGAGCTAAAAATAGAAAGTGGGTTACTGAAGCTGTTATACCCTCACTATCAGATGATGGTAAAATAGCAATGATTGGTACAGTAATCTCTGAAGACTGTTTTTTATATTGGGCTAAAGAGTCTTCATCCTGGAAATGCTTATGGTATAGCATATGGGATGAAGAAGAAAATAGTATATGGCCTGAGCGATTCCCTAGAGAAAGAATACTGCAGATTAAGTCAGAGTTTGAAGCAGTAGGGAACTTAAATGGATTCTATCAAGAATACATGAATATAGCTCAATCTCCTGATAATGCACCATTCAAGCCTGACTGGATACAATTGCATCATTACGACTTTGAGAGAATTAACGGCCAGAATTGTCTGGTAAGAGAGGTAGAAAGTGAAAGAAAAATTATCCCTATTGAAGTCTATAGTGGTGTTGACCCCGCTAGTTCTTTGGCGTCTCATGCAGACTTCTTTGTCATTACTACTATCGGGATTGACAGTGATAACAATAGGTACATCTTGGATTGTTATAGAAAGCGCATCTCGCCTGCGGAACAGCCTGATATCATTATTGAAACGTTTAAGAAGTTTAGACCTAAAAGAATGAAGATTGAAACTGTTGGTTATCAGGAAGCATTGCGTACTGCTACTAAAGAGCTAATGCTTAAGAATAACCTATACATACCTGGGTTAGAGAAAGGTGTTAAGCCTAGGAATAGAAAAAGTGAAAGATTATTATCTTTAGTGCCTATGTTTGCAAAGAAGCAGTTTTTCTTTAGACCTGAAGATATGATACCACAGCAAGAGTTCCTTTCTTATCCAAAAGGAAAGCACGATGATGTAATGGATAGTGTTTGGACAGCATTAGAGGGTTCAAAGCCTTGTAGGAAGAAGAGTTTTGACCCTGAAAAGAAACAAAAAGATAGTATTACAAAAAAAGTACTTGACTGGATGATACAATAACAACTAAATTACTTCGATGGCCTACGACCAAAATAACAAAAAAGATAAAGCTCAAGAGACCAGAGACCTCTTTAAAAAATACAGCCTAAACCGAGAAACATGGGCTAAACATGCACAAGAGGACGATGAGTTTCGTTTGGGAAAACAATGGACTGCAGAACAGAGACGAGTGCTCGAGTCGAGAGGACAAGCTCCTATTGTAGTCAATAGAATACACCCTGCTGTAGAAGCAGCTAAATCTATGATAACCGCTAATAGACCTTCCTTTAGGTGTTCACCTAGAGAGGACTCAGATAGAAAAGTAGCAAATGTAATGTCTGCTTTATTGTCGTATATGTACGATATATCTGATGGACGGACTGTTATAAGAAATGTAGTTGATGATTACTATGTTAAAGGATTGGGTTATATTAATGTTTACCAAGACCCTATGATGGACATGGGAAAAGGTGAAGTATGTATGCATGACGTTGACCCGCTCGATGTATACGTAGACCCTAACTCTAGACATAGAATGTTTGATGATGCAGAAAATATTATAGTATCTAGATTATACACTAGAGACCAAGCTAAAAAACTTTATCCTATGTATGAAAAGGCTATATCAAATGCAGCTCAAGATGAGTTTGATACAGATAGACCTACAACTGACAGGGAAGACGATGGAGTGGCATCATTCCCAGAAGATACAGTTACTCAGACATATTCTAACCCATGGGGTGAAAATGATGAGTATATCAGAGGCTATGAAAGATATTACAAGAAAATGGTTAATAGGTACAGAATATTTGAAAAGTTTTCTGGTAAAGAAGACTTATTAGAAGCAGATGAGTTTAATGCTTATGTGCAAGTACCAGCATGGGTTATTAATGGTAACCCCATGTTAGACCAGCAAAAAGCTATGGAGCTAATAAAACAGCTTGAAATGCAATTAGCACAACAGTATGATATAATTGCACAAGAAGCTCTTAGTCAAGGTATTAAAGTAGAAGACCTTCCAGAGCCTCCAAAGCTAGACGTTAAAAAAGTAAATGTAGACTTTCTTATAAAGAATGGATTTATTGAAGTAGCACAAACTCAAGTACAGAGAGTTCATATGTGCGTTATAATGGGTGATAAGCTATTATACGAAAGAGAGCTACCAACTGAGCACTATCCAATTGTACCATTTGCAAACATTCATACTAGAACACCGTTTCCAGTATCTGATGTTAGAATGGTAAAGAATATGCAAGAGTATATAAACAAGACCAGGTCGCTAATAGTAGCACATGCTACTACAGCTACCAATGTTAAGATTTTAGTTCCCGAGGGTAGTGTGGACATGAAAGATTTTGAAGAAAAGTGGGCACAGCCAGGAGTAGCAATATCTGTAGATATGGATAACGGTGCACCTATGCCTGTACAGCCACTGCCTCTTCCCAATGAATTATACCAAAACGAGATAACTGCTAAAAATGATATTGACCATCAGTTAGGACTATACGAAATGATGATGGGCAACACACAAGCAGCTCCACAAACATATAAGGCTACTATTAGTCTTGATGAATTTGGTCAAAGAAAAATTAAATCTAAATTAGCTGACATTGAAGCTGGCTTAACTAGGGTAGCCCAAGTAGCCATACCTTTAATGCAGCAACTGTACAATACTCAAAAGGTTATTAGGCTAGTTAATCCTAATAACTCTATGAATGAGTACGTTATGAATAAGAGGCTTTACGATGATAAGACTGGTGAAGCAACTATTGTTAACGATATTACAGTAGGAAAATATGATGTTATCGTTGTAGCAGGTTCAACCTTACCTACAAATCGATACGCAGAACTTGAGTTTTATATGGATGCTTATTCTAAAGGGCTTATTGATAGACAAGAAGTTCTTAAGAAAACAGAAGTGTTTGATATTGAAGGAGTTATGGAACGAACTGATACTATTCAGCAGTTGCAACAACAACTTCAAGCTTCTGGTGAGGAAATAAAAAAGCTCAAGGGAGATTTACAAACTCGTGATAGAGAATCTGTAAATCTAAGAAAAAGAGTTGTTGTTAGTAAAACTGAAGCAGAGCTGGATAAGATTAAAAACAAATCTCAAGCAGCTAATGTTATTTACGAAAAGCGACTAGACGATATGCTTGCTGGCATAAAAAAAGAAATCGCAGAAGCGATTGGAAAAATGACTAGCTCACCTTCTTCCAGCAAAGAAGCAGCTAAAAAATAGGAGTTAATATGGAAATTGACAATGTACAGGACACCCCTCAGAATGCTAATCCAGGTAACGCTGACAGTGCGTTTGACCCAGTTCAAGCTAACGAGGGCTCCTCGAGCGAATTTTCCGTTGACGATATCATTCTAGGAAAGACGGAAGCAGCTGACGAAGTATTCGCCACACCTGCGCAGGAACCAGAAGTTCAACCAGAGCCAGAGCAACCACAACAAGAGGTTTTAGCCCCTCCAGCACCAGAACAGCCAGTAGACCCTAAAAACGATGATACTCGTTTTCAGTACTGGCAGTCAAGAGCTGCAAGGTTAGAAAATCAGTTGAAAAATGCAGAGACCCAGCAAATGCAAGTACAACAGCAAGCTGCAGTCCCTGAAGCTCCAGCTAAGGAAGAGTTTCCAGCTCCACCTGAAAGGCCTAAAAAACCAAGAACATTTAGTAGAGAAGAAGCTTACAGTGATGGAAGCAGCGAATCTGCTAGGTATCTTGATGAAGTGGATGAATGGAGAGATAACATGGATGAGTACAATCAGTTAAAGCATCAATACGAGATTGCTACTGTTAAAGAGCAAATGCAAGCGCAAGAAAAATCCCGACAAGATGAAGTACTAAGGCGTCAAGCATATGCACAACAACAGAAGCAAGTTCATGATGTTAAACAGTATGTACAGAAATCTCATGGATTTACACCTGAGCAAGCAAATGAATTTGTTACTCAGATGGCCTCTCCTGAATCAATAACAATGGATAATTTGGTACAATTGTGGAGATTTCAACAAGGACAACAAACTCCTCAAGCTGCACCTGCACAGCCTTCTCAAGCTTTTCAACAAGAGAAAAGGGCTTCGCAGGTACCATCGCCAATGGGTGTAATGCCTTCGGCTGGTGGACAGACTGATGGACGCTCTTCAGAAGACCAGATTATGGATAAAATGATTGGGGATTTTAATAGTAAGAATCCCTGGAGTAAATAATCACCCTACTTGAAGACCAACAGGTAGTTGATAGAGGGTAAAAAATAAAGAGGTAAGCAATGTCAAAAGTATATAGTAACGTTGCGTCTGCCACAGGTGCTGGAACAGCTTCTTTAGATAACACTCGTAGAGTCTTTAATTTTGGAGATAGAGTTGCAGAACTTGCTCCAATGCAAAGTCCATTTTTTGTATATTTATCAAAAGTAGCAAAAAAAGCGACTAATGACCCTGTGTTTAAGTTTCTAGAGCAAAGGCATCAATGGCAAAGACGTAACTTTGAAGTAACTCAAGCAGCATTAACAATATCAGGTGCGGAATCGCATGGTGGTGCAGTCGATGCTGGTGAGGATTTAATTGTAACAGCAAAGTATGATAAATATGGTAAAATAAGCAGTGGCTCTCACTGTCCATTTATTGTACCTGGATGCATATTAGCTGTAAAGGCTGACGATGGAAATGTTTACAGGTTTAAAGTTGAAGAGGATACAGTAGTTAACAGCAGTGCTAGTACTGTTCACGATGGAACTGATATCGCTCATAAGACTTCAACTGGTAATACTGAAATCTCAGGTGAAAAGCTAACCGCAGTTGGAACTACAATACCTGATGGTACTGTATTTTCAATAGGAAATAAAGGCCAAGTAATTGGCAGTGCATGGGCTGAAGGAACTGATACTCCCCTTGGTTGGGAAGATTACATGTATGACAGAGAAGGTTATACTCAGATTTTTAAAACTGGTATGAATATATTCTCTGGAACAGCTATGGCTACTGAGTACAGGGGAATAGCAAATGAGTATCAAAGAATCTGGCAAGATAAACTAATGGAACACAAGATGGATATTGAGCAAGCTATGTTATTTGGTGATGGCATTACTGTAGCAGCTGGAGAAGCAGCTGACGGTGGTGTTCCAACTAGATATTCTCATGGTATTGTGCCTTTTACAAGTTCAAATGGTAAGGTTTATAATATGTCTTATGCTTCATCTGGTTATGATGCTTTCTTAGATGCAATGGAAGATTTCTTTGCACCTGAATCAGGCAATAGCGGTAATAAGCTTGTTCTAGCTTCTAGAAAAGTTATTACTTACTTAAATAAACTAGGTAATGGTTCATTCTTAAATAACTCTATAGGTTCTAGTGCTTATAAACTTGATATTGACACTGTACCTGGAGCATTTGGCCATCAAGTAACTGTAGTAAATACTATCTTTGGTAGCTTGCATTTTGTTGCAGAACCTCTATTAAGAGGACCATGGGAAGATTTCTGTGTTGCTATTGACCTTAAGAATGTAGCATATAGACCACTAGTGGGTAATGGTGTGAGTCGAGACACCTTCATTGAAACTAATGTACAAGACAACGGAGTTGATGGAAGGCAAGACCAAATCATCACTGAAGCTGGATTAGAAATTAGTCTCCCTGAAACTCATGCAGTTCTTAAGTTTTCTTAAGAAGGGGGTAGATTATGGCTTGGACAAAAGATAGTGTTGTTGGTATTAAGAGAATGTATAATCTTGATTTAGGCACCACATTAGATGCAAATGGAACAGCTTTAACAAATGCTACTGCCGCTTTATCTGACGCAATTGAAGTCGGTAAAGATGTTGCTTTGGGCACTATAAGTGTAACTACAGAAATTGATGACGCATCAAGCGGAGCAATTGTTGTAGACTTATATGCTTGCAATACTTCTGGTGGTACATATGTAAAAGTTGCAGATGATGTTGCGACTGCATATGGTTCAGGTGGAAATGCCAAT